ACTAAGGGCATTGTAATCTTCCGGCTTGAAAATCAATTCACCATTCTCATCACAAACAGTGTGTACGGCAAGTTTGGCTCGGAAGTCAGCAATATTTTGTTCGTAGCTGATGTTGCCCTTCTTATCTCTTTTTTTTACTAGCAATGAGGCTTCCCATTGATCTCTTTCACGCCCGGTCATTTGACGAACAAAAACATAATCTTCGTCATCGAAGACAACCTTTTCTCTTTCAAGATCATCTTTTTTCAATAATTGTTCTCTACCTAAAAGTGCCATAATTGATTAGTTTTTAAGTGTTTAAAATAAACACTTGATTAGTGTTTTTAATTTTAGAATCCACCGGAACTTGCACCAGATTCACCACCCTGTCCAACGTTTACATTACCGTCAATAGCAACAGTAATGTCACTATTGATTCTGTCTTCCAAAGGAATATCCAAGGGAAGCTCGGTAAGCAAACCCTCAAACTCTAGGAAGGTTCGGCTGGTGTCCGGTAAGACTACCAGATAAATTTGATTTGAATCACTCTCGAAATCCTCTTTCATTTTAAGATATTGAGAGCGTGTGTAGTTCATGTTAAAGCTGAAGGTCCCGCTATCACGCAATCCAGTGATTTTACTTCTATAACCACTATTGGTAGAGGCGGTCTTCAAATCAGTAACATCAATCGTTTCTCGGGTGAAGCCATCAAATGTAATGGAGTTCACCTCAGCCATTTCTTCCCAATCTGCAGTTGCAGAGGAACTGGCATAAGGATTCCATCTATAAAATTTTGCTCCAACTCCCGAAATTGCTGCATTACTCATTTTTACCTCCTTTGTATTTGAAAGTTTACAACAACTTGTGAGCGGTCATTCTCATCTTGGCCCATGTTTGCGGGACCGTTCGTACAGAAAATAACCGAATAATATGTAGAAGACCACACTTCATGTGCCCGAGCATGAAGTGATACCATTATATCCCTTGCTAAATCCATAGCTTCAAGATAGTCTCTATTACGTACTGTAACTTGAATGTTATCATAGTAATATTGACTATAATCTTGGGATAGAGCTAAATGCGGGGGTCCACTTGGAGTATCTACTACTGTGACACAATTGTCTGTATCAAAGGGAGCTATCCCAATAAACAGATTAGTTGTGTAGGTCAACTTCAAACTGCTTTCCGCTTCTAGCATATCTTTTATATCAACTGAGGCTGCATTCATTATCGTCTTGTCCTCCTAGCCAAAGCTTTCATTGTGCTCATTGGTAATTTCTTCCTAGTATAAAAGCCAGCTTCTTTTTTAACCCGCCAAAGTATTTCCCTCCGCTTACGATCCATGGCTGCTTGGAAAAACTTAGGTCCAGAACCGGGTCTAGTCCATTTAATTGCTTGTCCAGTTCTTACTGATCCTTTGCCCATTTCGTGGGGATAAACAGCGTAATCTACTGAATACCCAAGGATTACCACCGGGTCTTTCTTTTTACTCATTAGAGTGGCTTTAGCCATATATTTTTGTAAGGCATTCAAATGATCAATGTAAGCTTCTCTAGCAGCCCCTCTTTTGTATCGCCCCCAATGGTCTTTACTACTAAACCTTGGGTGGCTACCCCAAGCTACCCGTCCTAGATTGTTTACAATAAATCTAGAATTACGTAAGTTACTTGTATCCTCTGGTATAGTCGGGGAAATAAAATCAGCTTCCGAATGAATTTCCATAGCCACCTCAGTCAAAGCTGCTGTGCTATCGTATTTCATTTTGGCGAGTGCCGCATTCAAATTATTCTGCACCCGTTGGAATCCTCTCATTTTTACCCGGCCTACTCTTATCATAAAAGTGCCCTCCTTATGTAATCCTTACCATCTATTGATGGAATCTTTTTAAATTTCAATATTCTTCTTGCTTTAGCCTTTCCCGGATCATCCAACTCATCTGAATCAAGGTCATTGAGCGTGCATAATTTAACCATACTATGGTCCGCCAAATCCTGCAATACCATTATTTGAGAATTAGATACCAATTCTCTACCACGGTCTGCAGTTATAATTTCTTCTTCATCACTCCATCGACACCTAATTTCTATTGGATCAGCATACAATGCTCCACCTTTACCATTTGATCCTGTCCTTTCCCAATACACAGCAGTTTGTGTACATATGCGTTTTAAGAAATTATGAAAATCACCCATATTGTTATAGTTTACATAGCCCACAATCCAGCCAACTTACCACCAATACCAGACATTTTGCCTGTGCTATCAAGAGTTTTCACGGTTTGCCCATACCGTGTAGCATCTAAGTTCATTCCGTATTTACCCATATACTCTACTCGGGCTTGGTCTACTTCTTCATATCGAACATCCCTTTCTCGGCTCATAGCAATAAAATGAGCAGCCAACCATTTCTCAATTTCAGCAAGTAGACTACTGCCTAGAGTTGTACTACCGAGTACATCAGTAACTACCAAGTTAGCAGTAGTAATAAAAGAATCAATCACCTCATACCCGAGATCGGTTCCCATTAAATTCTTTACTTCCTGCGCTGTTGTCCTGTTTGCCATTACTTACTCCCTTTCATTTTGCGTCTTACGTGCCACAACTTTTCTTCAATAAAATCATATACAGTCTTCCCCGGCCAGTCTAATCCAAGCCATTCAATGGTGTCGTACATATCTTTGTAGTCCCCGTAAACCATTCGCTCGGGCCATACTTGACGCACATTTAAACCGGCTTGAATCATTTCCACAAATCGTTTCTCATGTTCATGTACCCACCAGAGCCATCCTTCATATTCACTAGAAGCCCCAACTGCCTTTTGTTTTTGAGGACTTCTAAAGGCACTCATAAAAGCAGTTTTAAAACATGAATTGATAATATCTGGGGTTCTCCTACGAACAATAATCCATTTGGCATCGGGAAATGCGTGTGCCCACATAGGCCAAGTCAAACACATTTTTGCTCCTTTGTACATCCAAGGACCTTCTCTATAGCCCTCGTCTTTCATTACCCGCTCCACTCGTTTTTTCAAATCATTGGGGATGGGTAATGTATTAATATCTGGCAATGGGTATTGTCCTTTAGGGTCAACTCCAATGCTTGTTAAATATGGCTTAACGATTGTGTTGCGTACTCTTTGGTTTTCGTACATACCCTTTTGATTGTGCTTATTTGGCCCAGACATATTTCCACCAAAAGCCCCGCTCATGTTTATTACTCCTGCAACCATGCTTGTGCCTGATCTGGCTGCTCCTGTGATTAAGATTGGTGATTTCATATTCTACTTCCTTTTATTTCTCGGTGAATATCTGATTCTTTATACTCTACATACATTTCTTCAATAACCTCGGCATCCGTCTCGCCTTGAAATTCATGGTACTGCCCGGGTTTGATCGTAAATGTTTCCCCACGGGAGAGAATCACATCCCGAATTTTCCCAAGTTCTTCAACTCTGATCCGTATTTCTCCACTAACTATTACAAATAAATTGTACTTTTCATCGTGGACGTGCCAACTACATCGGTAGCCTTCATGGACTATCAGATATGATACAGCGTGGGTTGAATCTTCTCTAATCAACCACCGCTCACCCCAAACTTTAATTTCACGTTTCATACCCAATTCTTTTTTACAAATGGTTTATTAACTTCATGAGGCCGGGGCTTACCATGGAAACTTATTACCTTAGCTTTTTCTAAGTAGTCTTTTCGCTCCTGCCTGTCATATATTTTTCTGTGATGTCGTTTGAACGATATATACTCATCGGGGAATAAATCTTGCCAATACGCTATTTCGGTTTCCGATGGTAGAAACTGATCATAAGCAATTCGTTCATCCCCCTTTCCAATGGCTTCAAATTTTCTAGGGTCTTTAACTATAACATCCCAAAGACAAGTTAGAGTTCCGGCATAAAAAGAAACCATATCCCCCCCGATCGCCCTACACGTTTTCATTCTTTGTGGGTTGAAAGTTTTGCGAATTATAAATTCTTCTTCCCTCTCTGCCCACCGATCAATGTTCCCCAAAATAACTGTATCTAAATCCATTCCCAATACTCGCCCTGTAAGTCCATTATTTGGTTTATAGAAAATCCATTTTGGAGTTTCCCCCCGTCTAGTTGGAATATCCATTGGTTGTCTTATGATGCCATCAGACAACAAATGAGCTTTAGAGGAATCTGTAAAACACACAAACCTATGAGGTAAGGTCAAATTTCGCTGAACGGCTCGGTATAGCTTATTGACATACTCCACACCTAAAACCTTATCACCAGAGGGCCAATCACCCCAAAGACAACAAGCAACTGTCAAATCTTCTTTCTTTCCTATCCGTGCCATAATTTTGGTTTTACAAATTTATCATAAGCCTCTGGGTCCCAAACTAGACCAAGTTTTTCAATGAACTCCTTAGCCTTCTCACGGTCCGATATAAGTGAATCGGTTTCCACAGTAATTGTGTTTTTTGCAATGAGTTCTATGCAATCTTGTGAATGTCTTAACCGAGCTACCATCATATCAAAATAATGTTCCGGTCTTTTAGACTTTCTCAATCTCCTAGCCCACACATCATGCCGCATTAAACTATCAATAATTTTATCTTGATCTCGATAGGGCAAAATCCATATTGCCTCTGGGAATTGACTTACCCAATACGATGGTGTCAAGAGTATCTTTGAGTCTTTATACAACCAAGCTTTTTGCCTCCCTACAACTTTTAATACTTCCTTCCTTATATTTGGTTGATAGGACAATACATTATTGTGAATATAAATAGGATGTGTATCTGATCTGGCTTTCATCCCATTACCTTTTAACAAGTCCTTGGTAATTTGCACAATCTGTTTATTTTCATAATAACCCATTTGATTGTGTTGATCGGCTTCAATGCAATCACCAACCCATACACCATGCCCTGCCAATAAACCGGCAATGAAGCTCGTCCCGCTTCTGGGACATCCTGCTATGAAAAAAATTTGGTTCATTTCTTTTTAGTTACAAGTACAACCATTTCCCGTTGTTTCCATCCACGACCTTCAAGCTCCTTTACATCCCACCGTTTGCTCAACCTCTCATTCCACCATTTGCGATCACGTACAAGTAGATGGGCATTCCTGCCATCCTTCAACCAATGCTTTCTGGCTGGTCCTAAACAGATTACAAAAAACCCAGCAACCTTCATGTACTTTTCCATCTCGTCAAGTACAGCATCTATGTACTCTGGTTCTATATGTTCTAGTACATCTGTGCTAATAATAAAGTCAAATCGGTCTGTATCAGATGGTTTTACATCCTTGCCTTCAACTGCGGGGTCGTATTCTCTTATATCCAGTCTGGCAGTTCTTAGCTTTGAAGCTAATACACCTTTGCCCGCACCATAGTCAAGAGCAGTCTTACAGCCCATGGCTTTCATTAAATTTGCTACTGTTGTAGCCCACTTTCCACCGGCCATTCCAAACGGTCTTTTAGCATGATAGTGATGGTGAACTAGCAATTCCTTATACTTGGGTGATATTGTTTGGCTCATATCATTCTAATGTTTACGTATTTCATTTTGAGTATCCTAAGCAATTCACGTTCACCTTCCCAATTGTGGGTATCCCCACCTTTTTTTGGCTCTCTACCAATGTAATCGGTTAAAGCCTGTGGGTGGTGATTGTCATCAAACCCCCTAATAACAGCATCGAATCCGACAGCCGTTATAGAATTTGGACGTAGGTGTTCTAAAGAAGCTACAATTGCAGCCGTGCCACGACTAGGATGTTTGCCAATGTAACTCTGCCATTTATATACTGAATTTCTCAGCATCAATGTGGGGACTTTGAATTTTACTGGTTCCAGTTCTATGTCTTCTTTTACGACATCACAGCCCTTGGCTTTGTAGAACCAATACCGATTAGGTGTTCGCTTGGACTTAATTACCCATTCCTTAGAAGGGCCTTGGGTGTAAATTCCAATTGAATATTTTTGTCCATAATCTGTCTTGTCCTGCCAGTCGCATTCAACCATTCGGATTACTACATCATGGGAATCAATAAACCTCCCCAATTTGTTTCCTACTAAACTTGGGCCGTGCCCAACTACACAGAGTCTCATAACACATCCCTCAATTTAACTTTTGGTAAACAGTCAATGGCACTATCTGGGCTTACATTTATAATCTCAATGCCCATTGCCCCCGCATCTTTGACAATATCCGGCCATCCATTGAGATGCCTACGAAATACATTTTCCCGAATCACCTTTCCATGGTAATGATGGTGCCAATGTGACATTTGCTTGTCATTGGGCTTCATATCAAAACCCAAAAGGTAAATTCTTTTAGCCCCTAAATGACGAGCAAGACTTATTGAAGCAGCACCACTATTGTTGTTCCAACATACGGTCTTTCTATTGGAACTAATCCCCGTTTTCTTTTGATCCCGGAGCAATACTTTAATACTGTACCGCTTATAATCGTAAGCCTTTTTATCGGCACAAGTTACTTTTAGGCTAGGATGCCAAAGCAATTGTTTCCTGTTTTTTTCAAAGAACCCTTTATCCCCAAAAAAGATAACTTTCATCCAGTTGCCTAGTAAGTAAGCTGCATTGATACCAATCACATTCTTACCGTGCAACTCTTTCATATAAGGAGAGTAGGCACTTGGGGGACTTTCCCCGCTCATCACTTGGTGGATTATCTTCGATGGTATTCCGAATTGCTCCGGCAAGGAAGACCCTCCCCCAAGTATCCAAGCTTCTCCTGTTTTCCATATTTCGGGGACAGACCAGATCATTCTTCTTTGGTTTCAGTTTCCTCCTTATCTGGTTCTTCTCCATTCAGCTTCTTCAATAAGGCGTCTGCCTCATCAAATTTCAAAGCTTTATCGTTCATAGGATAACCTTCTGCTGATTTAACATCGTACCAAGGTCCACCCCGTCCTTCCATATAGAACTTAGGCTTTTCTTCTTCCAATTTCGCTTCCAGTGCCTTATCTTTTTCTTGCTTTTCAATAGCATCAGCACCTTCTTGGATTTTGGTAATTGTATCCCTATGATTCTTGGGGATGTCCTCATCTGCGGCACGGAATTTTTCCATCGGTTTCACCCGATAACCATTACGCAACTTGAAGGTCCCCCCACCTTTGTCTTTAATCCAAAGAGGCAGTCTTGATTTATCTTCTTCTTGTTTAGCCATAATTAAAATCGTTAAAAATCACATGATTAGTGATTATAAATTAAACATACTATTAAGTAGTATAGTGAACAATACCACAGGTACCATTTTTGTCAGACCTGATTTGGGGAACTTGGATAGTCATCACTTTGTATTTGGTTACAAAACCACCCATATCTTCCCATTCCACGTTAGTAATACCCATACCTTGTACCAGTCTCACGTTTCTGGTTTGCATTTCTACCAAGAGAAGGGTGTCAGCGGGCATACGGTCAATAACTTTTACTTCCTCGATACCGCCAATCTTCAAAATCCTGTCTCTCAGAGTTTGAGTAGACTGACCAGAGGTATCGTAGTCTTCATCCATTACGGTTTCATAACCGACAGGAATATAAAGTACCCAAGGTCCGTAATGTTTGTTGTCAATACTATCCTGCTTCATGTCAATAACATCTTGGATTACATCCCGGGCACTCTGATTCGTCCATGCGGAAGTCATTGTACCTTGGATTCTATCTGTGTAGTTGACATAGCTATAAATGGTACCGCCACCAAAAGCATAGGTAGTGTCGGTAAAGAGCATATCTTCAAGATACTCTCTAACAACCCAAGTAGCTTCCTCGGCTGCATCCGTGCTAAGAGGATTACCCAATCTACGACTATTTT